ATCACTTCTATATAAACTTATGCAGTTTTTAAGTCTAGGATTAAAGTTATTATCTCCTATCATTCTTCTATACATGGTTTCCCACATATCTATTGAGGACAGTACACTGTATATTTTATTATATTTTTCAAGTACTTCTCTCCAAACCTTGAATATTCTACCTAATAAATTAGTATATACCTCTTTTATGGATTCTTCCTTATTTGAATTATTAGATAACTCCTTCTTCTTTACTCCCTCTGTATGTACTAAATTTAATAATATGGATTTATAAGGAAGTTTTGAGTTACCTGTATCTCCCCATATACTTTCAAAATAGTTTCTTAGTACACCTATAAGTATGTTTATCAAGTTGTTTGATATATCATTATTATCAGCTGCTACATCATATAAATCTCCGAACTTGATTGCAGTTACTAGTGTTCTACACATTTCTTCTGAGGAATTATTAAGTATATCTTCTAGTAGTGTAGTCTCATAATCTGACATGGAGCGTCCTGACTTAAATTTTTTAAGATTTTCTTGGTTAAACATTTCTCCAACTACTACATATCCATCCCCTACAGGTATTATAGCTTGGAACTCGTCATTTATATCCATCCCTAAGAACTTATATGTTTTAGGTATACCTTTTTCATAATCCAGATCTAAACCCATCATCTGATCGTTATCTGTACCACCTAAGGCAACTCCTACTGTATAAGACAGGTCTTGTGTATGAATATTATCCCGTACCAGATTATAGTCATCCTTGTCTGTACGTTTTGTATCATGTATGGAAGCTTTTACGTCATTAAAAGCTTTCATTCGTAGAGGTGTACCTAATTCAGGAAAATCTTGTGTTGGTAATGTTATATTTAATTTATATGTTGACATTATAATTCCTCCAAGTAGCACAAAAATACCACTAATAATATATATAAATTACATTCTATGTTATTGTACTATTTGCACACTCAATCCTCTTCCATTTTCTTCTTAAAAAATTTCGAAGACTTCATCGCTTTAGATATTCTAGACCCATTCATATTAAGTATTGCAAGACATGCTAAACAATGTTTACATACTGTCCCTTCAAGTTTTGGATTAGCTATATGAGGATACCTCAATTCCTTAAATAACCCATAACCCATATTCCACGCTTGATACTTCATACGATACCTAAAGTCATTACAACTACAAAATACCTGTAAATCACCTGTAAGAAATAACTTTATTATATCATCTTTCTTAAACTCTTTGAAGTATTTCATTGACTTTGCTTCTTTTAATTTAATGTATACTGTGTATCTCTTTCCAGGTACATATTGTGATGTTACACTAAACTTTATCCACCCTCTTGCAGGAGTTACACCTACAAAATTACATATTATTCTTCTATCCCTAGACCTTAATAGCCTTGCTCTATCTGCACCCTTTCGTATATCTCGTGCTGTTATCTCATTTATAGGTACTATATCTTCGGTTTCTTTATTATTTATACTAAAATGTTTATATGCTTCTTGTACCTGATATAAGGAATTATAGTCATTAAAATAGTATTCCTTTTTAATAGATTTATCTACTAAAAAGGAGTACTTTGCGTTGTCTAGTAATTCAGATATATCAACCGAGAATGAATTTGGAGTATCTTGATGAAATAAGTTCTTTAGCTTCATCTATTGCTTCGCTTTCTTCATTTATCATCTTACCTAGTGTAATATACAAGTCTATAATACCGTAGTCCTTAATATTTGTATTATTCTTATCACTTTCTATTATTATATGTGTCATCATAGAGGATATAAATTTCATATAGTCATGACGTGAAAGTTCCACACCTTCTATTACTTTTTTAAGATTTGAGTGCAGTGTCTTTCCCTTTATAGAGTTTATGAAATTTTCATCATAAGTAGTATCTCGGGTACTTAATAATATTTCTCTTTTTACTCTGTCTATCTCTTCTTGGTTACCACTTTTGATTGCTTCATTTAACTTTATAAATACATCATCATTTACCATAGTTTATTTACATCCCCCTATTTATTTTTACCAAGCTGTTCCACCTGCATCTTCTTCAGGTTCTATTTTATGATTACTCTCTTTATATGTACCCTGTTCAAATTCTGCAAGTATCTTAGCGAATTCTTCGGATGCTATGTCTACTGCAGATACACCTATAGTATTCAAGAGATAATTTAATAACTTTGCTTTGTCAATATACCCATTAAATCCATCTATAAGTGCTGCACGTACAGAATCTATAGCTTGCATATTTGTTGTCAACTCTTCTATTCTATTCATTGTATCTGCTGTATCAAGAGGACGCATGTGTATTGTAAATTTACCTACGTCGTTATTTCTACCTCTATATCTTAGATAGTTATTACACAACTCAGTCACACCATTTTTTATTACCTGCTGAACCCTCTGCACTGACCTTGCATACCTGGCATCCATACGTACTAAAGAATTATTTGCTAATGTTGAGAACTCGTTCTCCCCAAATCCTAAATATGGCTTTGGAACTCTTAATGTTGCAAATTCTTTGTCTTTGAAATAATCTATATCTGTTATTGCTCTTACATCAACGGATTCATTTACGGAATCCACTTGAATATCTCCTCTACCCTCTCTTGTAGGAATATACACATTTGAATTTACAGGAATAGGTGATGGATCCGTCTTTATTCCCATATTCTTTCTCATTTGAGTTCTTCCTTCTATCCTCCTTCTCACATCTGTAAGTATTTGAGAAGTTTTTTGAGGTGAAGCATTTCCTACCTCTACTTTAACTATATTATATTGAGAGGATCTTGCTACCCTTGATAATATTAACATGTTATCAAGTAAATTGACTATACGGAATATATATCTTGAATTATCTACTATTGATGTACCACAAACTTTATAACATGTTATCTCATTAAGTTCTCCGTTGTCATTTCTATAAGATAATCTTATTTTTTCCTTTCGGGAGTTCTTTACTGACATGAAGTGTACAAAAGCGTCAGGCTTTTCAAATTTAACAACACCATCTTCACTATCTTCATCCCTATAACCTAAAATCATACCCATGTATTCTGTTCTTGTTACTTTATAGGGATTTATTACGTCTTCATAATATACTGACTTAACATGGTCATCTCTACCTAAGTAGTACTCACATCTACGTAACTTAAAATCACCATGCTTTACTACTTCAAATACCCATGTCCATATTCTGTTTTCTATATTTACATTATTTGTTAAGAAATCTTCGAGAAATTTTGTCAGGGATTCGTCATTTGAATCTACGGATATGACTTTTTGTGTCATCTCATCAGCTTGACATGCATCGTCAGTTATGGTTTCCATAGCCCCACCTACTACTGAGTCACGTGACATTTCCTCATTTTCTATAAAGGTATTGTCTAAGCTATAGTTTGACCTTAAGTCGGACAGTATCTTTTCTGAATTTACATCATCAGAAGATATCATTCTAAGAACTTCATTAGGTGAGTTATGTACTACTGCTTCTGTTACGGATTCAATATTACCATCTAGTATATCTCTTCCGGTTAAGTCCTCATTTATAAGTATTTCTGATACTTTTTGAGATTCATCTTGTTGTTCATGTATTTTATTAAGATCATTTATAGTGTTTTCTTGTATTGAAGGAGTATCTCCTCCCCTACGGAATAAATCAAAGAATGTTGCCATATTCTATCCTCCTAATAAATACTTCTACCTGTTGGATTAAATCCTAATCCGTATATACCACCTGTTATTTCAGATTCATCAATTATATCTTCTATAACCCTATCTATCATTTCATCTGCGCTCATTGCGTCATAGTCCCAAGCGGAATTACGTTTATTTGCTTCAAAGAAGTCTTCAAGACTACCTGCTTTACCTTCACCAGAAGATATTGTATCTTCGAGTAAGTTTGCAATACTACCTGCAAGAGCGTCACTTACATCCTTACTACCTATATTAGACCCCTTACCCTTGTATGTTGAGTTATTTACTGTTGCAGGGTGGTCTACCTTTCTTTTATCCCTATAATGTATTAAATTAAATAATTCGTGTCTTAAAATCTCGTAGTTATACATTTTAAGACGACCTTCATACATTATTTCTACTAAGTCTAGATAAGCTTTGTCTGTCTTGTCAACTGATCTATACCCAACATTAAATCCCATCTCTTCTAGAATTTGACGAGATTCTTCGGAATTAAATATATCGTATGTTACTCTACCTATATCCATTCCTATTCTTTTTGCAAGAAAAACAACAAAGTTTCTAATTTTATATATAGCAATCTTTTTAGGAGGTTTTGGTGGGTTTATTCTTAAAACGAAGTCTACCCCTATTACAGGCTTTTTAAGACCTGTTTCCTCATCAACTTCAAGGTCTTCTATAAATACACTCGCTATTCCTGTGGAGTCTGTAGTTGTAGATTGGTCTATATGAATGTATCTCTTTCTTTCTGGATGCCTTAATCTAAAGTCATCTCGTATGTAATCTCGTATTTCTACTGTATCTCCTGTGGATACTGTTAACTCTTGGTGTATAAATGGATGATGAAATCTGTTATCAATACATTCATCATATACTGCAGGAGATGTAAATAGCTTACCTTGAACACCTGTTGACACACCACCTATATCCTGTAAGGATCGTATTATATTTACTTCGAATCCTCGTTTTAGGTCAATAGGTACTTTTAGAAACCTTTCTTGATGGTGGGGTGGTAACTTTAGTATTTCTTTTTCTATAGATTCAAAATCTGAGAGATTATCTACGTATTTTTC